AAAATAATGGAGGATGAGGAAATGGGGAATAGATACAAGTGTGATTTGGATCGCGACAAGATAAAAAAATTAATCGCTGAAAACAAATCTGTTCCGGAAATTGTCGCCATAACTGGATATAAAATAAATTCAGTCAGAACAGTGTTGAAAACATTGGGTTTAAAATCGTCAAAGGACGGTCGTGGCAGAAAATTAGGTAGTGTAAATAAAATTAAGCCTACCGGCGCCTCAAATAATGTTGAAAAACCGGAAATCAAAATTCAAAAAACTCTATCCAATATCACTGCTGTAGATATGTTGATTGCCGAAAGAAACGACCTGCAGGCGCGAGTTTTTAAAATCAATCAAGCGATCGAACTTTTATCGTAAAGGAATTGTAAAATGGCAAGAAAAAAGGCGGCTACGGTAGCCCCGGAAAAGCTGGATTCCGACCAGCCTGCCGCTTAAAACCATCGGGTAAAACTACGGAGGTTTTAAAATGGAAAAGAAAACGTATTTAGAAAAATTAAAAGATCCACGTTGGCAAAAGAAGCGATTGGAAATTTTGGAGCGGGATGGTTGGAAATGTATGGCGTGTGGAGATAAGGAAAGAACTCTCCATATCCATCATGTTTTTTATTTACCACATAAAGAACCTTGGGAAATACCCAACGGTTTATTACTTACTATGTGTGAAAAGTGCCATTATGTTAAACCTTGTAGGGATGAGTATGAAGTTTGTTTAGAATGCCCGGATTTGGGGGTTGATTGTGAAGGCCCCGCAAATACACCGAATGACCTTATAGATTGTATTGCATCTCTTCTTAATGAAATTTGGAAAAGCGATACCATTGGTGATTTTTCAGCGTCAATTGGGTACATAGCCATGCATATAGGTGATAATAAATGAATAAATCACCTTGTTTCCCCTTTTATCCTTCTGATTTTTTTGGTGATATAAAAGTGCGGATTATGACCGGCGAGGAGCAGGCTTTTTATATGCTGCTTCTCGCTAATATTTGGGAATACGATACTCAATATTCAATCCCAAATGACACAAAAATTATCGCAACGCTGCTTAAAATTTCCGAAGAAAAATTTTTATCAATTTCTGAAAAAATATTAGATTGTTTTCAACAAAAAGATAATCGTTTAATATCAAATCGACTAAGGAGGGAAAGGGCGAAACAAGATAAATATAGGAAAGCGCAATCAATTAAGGGTAAAAAATCAGCAGAAAAACGCTCAACCACGGCTCAACCGCAGTTAAACAACGGTTCAACCGAAGCACCAACCGGAAGGCAACCGGATGGCAACTCCTCTAAACCTAAACCTAAACCTAAACCTAAAAAGAATAATAAGGCGGACTTCGTCCTTCCTGATTGGATTCCTATTGATACATGGAATGCATATTTAAAAATCCGTGAGCAAAAAAAGGCGGCTAAAACACCATATGCACTGAATCTAATAATTTTGGAACTTCAGAAAATTAAACAATTACACAATCATAATCCCATAGATGTTCTAAACAAATCCATTAAAAGCGGCTGGATTGATGTTTACCCATTAAAAACAGACGGCGGCAACGGCAATAAAATAACACCACCCCAGAAATCCCCCTACGTCGAATGCCCACGCTGTCACGCTGAAGTTATGGAAGGCGCCTTTATTGAAATCGATGGAAATCAGTATTGTGTGAAGTGTGAAAGGCCAAAAATAGAAGCAAAAAAGGCCTATGGTAAACTATCGGGAATGATGTCTGGAATGCTTAAATCAATGCCGGGGACGGCGTGAATGCCGGAAGAGCGGTTTTATGGGTAAAAAAGGAAATTACAAAGCGCGAAAACCGGTAGATGATCAAGATCGCCCACGGAATACCCGGAAGGGCTTTGTCGCGTATTTTTCCAAGCCTGAGCACGCCGCGCAATTTCAAGAAACATTCAAGAAAAATAATTCACCGGAAAACGTGAGCGCCGCATTTGATGAAATCCAGAGAATAAATCAGGAGCTCGAGAGGATTTGGGAGAAGTCGCTGATAGATTAAACATTCTGGTTTGTGATTGAAAATTTCCATAGTATCATAAACGCCAGATCATAAACTCGTGCCACACGCAATCCTGAAGGGGTGATTTGAGTGAAAAAAGCTAAAAAGAGTAATAAAGCCGTAAAATCAAAGAAGAAAATCACTTCAAAAGCGAAAGCCCCACAAGTAAAAACTGTCCCTAAGCCAAATAAAAACGGGAGACCATCCAAAAAAGACTTAATTAATCTCGAACAGCTTATGATATTAGCAGCGTTTGGTCTTACCGACGTGCAGCTTGCGCAAGTATTTGGTATATCTGAAAAAACACTTAACTCTTATAAAAAAGACGAGAGGTTTCTTCAGTCCCTAAAGAAAGGTAAGGAGATTAGTGATAATCGTGTAGTGCGGTCTCTTTTTGAGCGTGCGACTGGATATGAACATCCCGAAGTTGATATTCGAGTTGTGGACCATGCGATAGTACAGACGGAACTTATAAAGCACTATCCACCTGATCCGACCTCAATGATATTCTGGTTAAAAAATCGCAACCCAGAGCAATGGAAAGACAGGGTAGAAATCCAAACACCTGAAGGAAAGCCCCTTGTGGTGATTAATAATGCTGCAAAAAAGTAAAGCGCCACTTGATTTTGACAAAGATATTGCAAAATTCACCAACCGGCAGATGGAAGTTTGCCAGGCGATTGATGAGTTCTATAAGTATATTTTGTACGGCGGCGCATTGGGTGGAGGCAAAGACCTAGATGTAAAAACGCCTATTCCCACCCCTACCGGGTGGACAACAATGGCGGAAATAAAGACAGGTGATGCGCTGTATGATGACAAGGGGAATATTTGTCATGTTGTGAACGCAACAGATATTCTGCACAATAACAACGAATACAAGGTGGTGTTCTCTGATGGGACAGAGATTATTGCCGGTGGTTCGCATGAATGGGTTACAGAAACGGATAGAGATAGGAAATTGTCACATAAGCGATCTCCGGAATACAGGGAATTGCGAAAGTTAAACCGCCCAAAATGCGGGACGGGAAAACGTCCTGATCTGGCAAAGCGAAACAGTTTACAAAATAAAGAATTACTTTCGCCGCCAATACCAACAATCAAGACGACAAAGGAAATTTCCAAAACCTTAAGGGACGGATTGCAAATAAATCATGCTGTTTTTGTTGCGGCCCCATTATATGCGGACATGGTCGATTTGCCGATTGAGCCCTATGTGCTGGGTGCGTGGTTAGGTGATGGCACTTCGGTAAGTGGGAACATTACAGGGATTGACGATGAGATATTTAATTACATCCGGGAATATGGCTACGAAGTAACCCAACATGCTAATATTTATAGCCATTGCGTTATTGGGTTAAAACTTAAATTAGTTAAATTGGATTTAATGAAAAATAAACATATCCCACAGGCATATCTTCGTAGTTCTATTGAACAACGGATTGCTCTATTGCAGGGACTCATGGATACAGACGGAACTTGTGATTCAAGGGGACAATGCGAGATTCAATTAACAAACAGGGGACTTATTGAAGGTGTTTATGAACTGATTTGCTCTTTGGGGATTAAGGTCCAAATGAGAACTGGTAGATCAAATCTCTACGGTAAGGATTGTGGGGAGAAGTATAGATTGAAATTTCTCACAGACTTACCTGTTTTTAGAATTAAAAGGAAACTTGAACGTCAAAAACGGCAAGGATTCAGGGGAACACATAACCGAAGATATATTTTATCAGTAGAAAAAATAGAAGCAACACCCACTAGGTGCATAGAGGTCGATTCTCCGTCGAGATTATATTTGGCTAGTAAAGCGATGATCCCGACGCATAACAGTTATCTCCTTCGCTGGTTGTCTGTGCGAATTTTAATGCGTGTATTTGCAAAGTATAAAATTAAAAAAGCCATGGTCATGCTGGCCTGTGAAGATTACCCGACACTGAAAGACCGGCAGATATCTAAAATTGAATCAGAGTTTCCGGAGTGGCTGGGTAAGTATCATGATGATCATAAGATTTATGGGAAGTGTTATATCTTGTCGGCCGAATACGGAAGCGGCGTTATTTGTTTGCGAAACCTGGACGACCCCTCCAAGTACCAGTCCGCCGAATTTTTGGCAATCTTTGTTGATGAACTCACAAAAAATAATATCAAGACATTTACAGACCTAAGAATGCGTTTACGGTGGAAAGGCATACCAGATAAAGAATGCGTATTCGTCGGCGCAACTAACCCCGGTGGCATCGGCCATAATTACTGTAAAGCGTACTGGGTATCAAAGATTTATCCTCCTGAATTTTGTGCTCCAACTGACTATCGGCCGATGTTTAAGTTTATACCATCAAAAGCGGAAGACAATCCGCACTTGGATTCATCGTATTGGAATATGCTCCAGACATTACCAGAGCATCTACGGGCGGCTTTTCGTGATGGTTCATGGGATATTTTCGAGGGGCAGGCTTTTACATTTATGCGCGAAACTCACGTCACGCAGGCACTACCCATCCCCTCACACGCACAAATTTATACAACATTCGATTGGGGTTTTGGTGCGCCATTCTCATGGGGCTGGTGGTGGGTAGATGGTGATGGCCGTGGATATAGGTTTTCTGAGTGGTATGGATGGAATGGAACGCCAAATCAAGGATTACGCTGGGAAGACTCGCGCGTGGCCGATGAAATAGTAAAGAGGGAATTAGAGTTGAGTGCTCGTTATAAGATCGATTTCTCCCGCGCTATCCGCCTCGCTGGGCCCGATTGTTTTCAAAAGAAGCCCGATTATAAGGGCGGAGGACAAGGGCCAAGCACGGCCGAAGTATTCGCTTCTCGTAGCCTATATTTATCACATGGAGACGCTACCCGCGAAGTGAAGATCAGGCAATTCAGAGAGAGATTAAAAGTTCCGATGTTGAATGGTAAACAATCAGGACTGCCGATGTTGATGGTTTACGAGGAGTGCGATCAGTTTATCCGGACAATCCCGGACATAGTCGTTAATCCAACCAAACCCGAAGAGATCGATTTGAAGTGTGAGGATCATATTTACGATGAAGCGTGTCATATTTGCATGGCCAGACCCATTGCGTTAAGGGCTCCGGCATCACCAATAAACACCGCACAATCCCATATCGCCATGACGGAGCGCGTCACACACGACACATTCGAGCAGGCCGCAATAGACAATGCGCGGGAAGAGGAAGTATTCTGGAACCAACAAGCAAACCCCGAAGGGAGGGCGTACAGTGATATCGATGGACGTTAGCACAATAGGGATCATGATTATTATAGCAATAGGTATTTTGTTATCGTTTGAGTGTGGTTATTACAAGGGAAAGCGTCGGGGAGTTATGGAATATAAGTTAGGAGTAACGACCATGCCAACACCCGGCGGTTTTAGTTTCTTCCCAAAGAAAGACGCCCCCTATCGCGAACGCGATCCCTGGGATGAACTCAGGATAGACATACCGGACACGCCAGGACGATTGCAGACATTACCGGAGGAGAAGATCAATGAGTGAATTCATTTTTAAGGCGAAATGCCAGATATGCGGGGAAATTTACGCCCTGATCGATATCCGGGAAATTAAAACTCCGATCGACGGCTCTATGTTTCATTCAATAGATCCTGATCGGGGGTATGATCCGCCGTTCTTCCCGGACTTTGAATGGCCTGACATGCGTTGTCCTTATGGTCCGCATCAACCGATGATTCTTCCGGATAGGATTATGATCGAGGACCTGGGGATGCTCAACGTGCCGGTAGAGGGAATGCCGTATTTCACGTCAGTAGGCCCGGAGAGGGATTATATTTATGACCGTGATTATATTCCGGTAGCACCGGGATTACCACGAGAGGAGAAGGTTACAGATGGCAAAGCCGACACACAACAGGGGCAAGCGGAAGTTCAACAGTCCGTCGAAGGGGAAGCGAAAGAAGTTAACAGTGAGTGCCCAGTTAATTACTGCTGCGCCTGTGACAAGCAGTTTAAAAACAAAGCAGGATTCCGCAACCACATGAGGATTAAACATAAGATAACTAATCCGGAGGATTATGAAACAGCCAAGTAATAAAATTGATCAGGCCAATCACGCCATAAGGAATGTAAACATGAGCACCAAAATTAAGATCAGAAAATTCATGCGCCGAGAAGTACAGAGAACCACCACGAAACTAGGGAAACAAATGATGAAGAATACCTTGGCATTGCCGTGGTGGAAAAGAACCAGAATAGCTTTGATAATCATATTTAAAAGGGAGTGGTAGTCATGGCAGATAAATTAGAAACCGCATTAATCCCGCCAAAGGGCGATAAGGGTGTAGGGAAAAGAGTCTATCAAGTTCTTGGCGCAGTGATAAACGATAAGCAAAGTCTCGGCCTGCCGGATATGTATAACAAGAATTACAAACTCCGCAGGAACCGGCACTGGAAACAGACGAATTCAAAAGACGTGCCCTTGATATCCGCTAATCTGATTCATACTCACATTATGCGCTCAGTCAACACGCTGACAGATAACAATCCGACGTTCGATGTGTCTGCCAAATTTGCTATAGACGACGGTAAGTCACAGGAAATTGCACAGGATTTACAGAGAATAGCCGAAGATTGGTGGATGGATACAGAGCAGCAGAGTAAATTCGAGAAGTCCGTTAATAACGGAGAAATGTATGGCATGTGCATTGAGAAATGCGTGTTTAATTCTGAAAAATCTGGTGGATTAGGGGACGCTGAGACCCGTATCGTGGACCCGATGTTCTTTGGCTGGTACCCCGTTAAGCTCACTGACCTCGATGAAATACAGGGTAGGGAAGCCGTGGTAGAATTCTGGATTGATAGCTGCAGGAGCCTCCGGAAGAAATATCCTAAGTTTGCCGACAAGATCAAACCCGATACCGAAATCATAAAAGAGTTGGGAGATGAGCGCCGGGAACTCAGTTCCAATTCGGACAAGAAAACGAATAATCTTTTGCTTGTTGTCCAGAATGTAGTCCGGCAGGTGGGAAAGTATTTCAAGGGAACGTCTGACATTATCGACATTGACAGCGAGGAGACGGTTGTCTGCGAAATGTGGGTGCGGGACGATTCAACCATAGAAACGGAAATAAAAGACGAATCCGGTATTATGACGGGCAAGGAAACCAAGCCCAAATACACCGGCGGAATACGCTACATCCTGATTTGTTCCGGCGGTGAAGTTGTCCTGGAAGACAAAGACAATCCGAATATTAATAAAAACCTACCGGAAGAACAACAACGGCAGACCTATCTATACGACAGATTCCCCTATGGCGTGGCTAATTCAATCGTGGACACATCGAATGCGTGGGGCATTACAGATATCGAAGACATCGAAAAACTCAACATGGAACTCAACAAAGCTCTTTCTCAGTTAGTTTTAGAGAAGGACAAATCCTCGCGTACCAAGTTAATCAACCCGAAAGATTCAGGTGTCGAAAATAGTGAGTTTGGTTCATATCCCGCAATCATAAGGCCATCAAGCTCACAATCCGCACAAGGAATTAAATATCTCGACAGGCCGGCGCCCAGTGTTGACATTGGAAAGTCCATTGAATTATTTAAATCCCTTTTCCTGCTGATTGCCGGAACATTCGATCTTGATCAGGCACAAACGCAAAGTAATGTTATAGCCTACAAAGCAATTGCCGCCCTGCTGGAACGTGCCGCTACGATGATGCGCGGGAAGATCCGGAACTATTCACACCTTTTGAGAGAGCGCGGCCGGATGTATGTTTCACACGTCCAGAATTTCTACACCGAAGACCGATGGGTGACATACAAAGATCAAGACGGAAATAGGCAGGTTAAACAATTCAAGGGTTCAGACCTCGCCCATCCAGTTAATTTGACCGTTGTTTCAGGTTCTACTCTCCCGATTTCAAGAGTACAACAAAGAGAAGAAGCCTTATCAATGTTTAAACTACGGGCTATCGATCAACAGGATTTTCTTGAAAAGATGGAATGGCCGAACCGTGAACAGATTGTCAAGCGTATGCAGGCGGGACCGATGGGACAGATATTTGAAACCTTGTCTCAGGTAGGCATCCCACCGGAGATCATGGAGTATCTAAAGTCTATTGTCGAAGCAGACCCAAAGAAACTTCAACAAGCTCTTGCGTCGGGTGAATTCCCGAAGTTCCAAGAGATTATGCAGGAATTGATCAAAGAGAAAATGCCACAGCAACCCGGAGCCCCCGGAGTACCTGCCGAACCGGCAAAACCGGAAGAAGTGGAAGCGCAGGCAAAGGTTAAAAAGTTAGAAGCAGAGGCAGCACTTACCGCGGCCAAAGTCCAGACAGAGGCAGTTAATCAGGAAATTGCTCTTGCCGGTGTCCAGTTTGACGAAGAGCAGATGAAGATTAAAAGAGCGGAAGCCGTACACAATATGGAAAGCGACATCAAGACCCATAGCCGGGAGGATACCAAGGTAGCTGCCGATATAGTTTCAACTCTTACAAACAAACCCGGATATAACGACAGAAGCATAAAGTCAGATAACAAAATCGAATAGGAGGAAAGTAAGATGGCAATACAAGACATGGCAGCAAATTTACAACAGCGCAGAGCGGGATTACCAGTTCAACCAGTCGTGGGGCAACCGCCGGCAGCAGCACAGCCACCTAACCCCGTACAGGTGATTGAAAGCGTGAAGGTGTTGTTGGCCAAAGCACTTGAGTTAATATCAAGCCTGGGCGCACCGCAACAGGGAGGATAGGTGATGATAAACCTGAAAGTGAAAAGAGAAGAAACGAAAGGTCAAGACGTGGCCGTAAATCCATCTCCGGAAGGTTACGGTTACGGAACCCGGATAACTTTCGATAAAGAGACGTTAAAGAAAGTTGGTATTGATGTTGGCAAGTACAACGTAGGTGACAAGATGGAAGCCTCCGTCAATATTGAAGTTGTTAGCGTCCGGCAGTCGAAACAATCAGACGGCAATGATTCGTCTATGGAATTACAGATCACAGATATTGATCTCGGAGACGTTAAAGACGCCACGCCGATTGAAAAGAAGATATCCAAATATAAAGCAGTCCGGAACGAATATCCGACACAGGAGGGATAAATGTCATTCGCTTTATTTGATTTTGAATGCTCAGATCACGGAATCTTTGAAAGTTTACGTGAAAGAAAATTCTGGTTTGCGAAATGTCCGGTGTGTGGTAAAAGAAGCCATAAGATTATTTCAGCACCTAGAATTAACTTGGCGAATGAAGACGCGCCACACATTAGAGAGGCAGCAGATGTTTTAATTGACAAAGAAACAGCAAGGTTTTCAGACGATCCCCATGTCCGGGCATTGGCCGAGAAACCGACAAGATCAAACCTCAACTCGTATCTGAAAGCAAAAAATATCAGGTACGTAGAAAACGAAGGAGGAGCACCACCGAGATACCGAAAGCCGGAAGGACCAGACAGAAAAGCGCTGGTTAAAGAATTGTTTGAGAAGAAACGCAAGAGAGATCGGCTGGAGGTAAGAACGTGAGTGAAATACGGTGCAAGAAATGTAACCGGCTGCTGATGAAAGTTGATAATGGGTTTTGTGTTATTGAGTGTAAATGCCCCAAGTGCGGTTACTATAACAAAACAGATTTAAGCACGCTCTTAGAATTTGGTACAAAGAAGGGGCAAAAGGAATTTAAAAATATTGTAACGCAAACAATTTAGAGCGGTTCGACCGCCAATAACGCGAATAGAGCTTTACGAAAGCCGATTTCCAGAAATGGATTTCGGCTTTTTTATTTTAACTAACTTTTGAAAAGGAGAGAACACAATGGAAGAAACTGTAAAAGACGATAATATAGCGAATTCGTCACCCGCTGACAGTATGATTTCCAGTCCTGATTATGTACCCCCGGTACAAACGGACACACCCGCCGGTGAACCCGGTAAAGATGGCGCAGATGGCGCCGAAAAGAATGCTGATGCAGGTAATGCAGAAGGCAAAGATAAGAACCTCGATGATCGTTTTGATAAAGAACCACGTTTTATCGAATTAAACGCCAGGGCCAAAGCCGATAGAGAAGCAAGGATAGCTGCAGAAGCAAAACTGTCTATTCTGACGCAATCTCCCATTGGCGAGAACAGAGTTTCATCCGTGCCGTTACCGGAAGGAATCAAAGATATTTCCTTGATGCCCGCCGATGAACTCAGGGAATGGAACGAAGACGATCCCGTTGGTTACGCAAACAATCTTCAAGCGTTGACGCTACACAACGTCAAATCAAATCTCACAAACGAAAGCGTCAGGTCTGCGACTATTGCAGCGATTGAAAAGAATTTTGACGACTACGCTAAGGAAAATCCTGATTTCAACGATATGTGGGATAACGGCGTGATTCCAAAATACATGGAAGCACACCCCGGTAATAACGCTATTTCAGCGCACATGACAATAACGGGCGCGAAGTCAACCGAAGCGAAGATTGCCGCTGCCGTAGCCAAAGCAACCAAGGAGACCGAGGAAAGAGTAACTAAGAATTTTCAAGCGAAGAGGAATGCTACCGTTATCAACCCGCAGACCCCGACAAAGGGCACTGTGGACGATCTTGATGCGGAGCTTAAAGACACATCACAAGCGGGAGGAACTGTAAGCGTTTTGGCGAAACGTTTATCAGATATGCGCCGAGCCAGCGCGTAAACAGGACTTCCTTCAACAATAAGGAAGAGAGGCAAATATTATGTACTCAATACCAGAGCTTAACGCAACAACCAAAGATTATTTTTTAGCCGACAATCGTAAGGCTATCGACATTTACTTCAACGATTCTTTCTTCATGGATTACTCCATGAACAAAAAGAAAGCGATCTTGAAGCGTTTCAGCGGTGGTAATAAAATCAAAGTCCACCTCAATTACGACGGTCAAGAAGGTGGATTCTATTCCAAGAATTCAACTCTGTCGTCCGACGACAAAGAAGCAATCGCGGCCGCATATTTTCAGGTCAAACATGCCTACGGAAATGCCACTATTCATCGTAACGATGAACTGGCCAATGCCGGGGAATACGCGGAAATCGAACTAGCCGTCAATAAGATCGAAGGCGCACAGAAGACCTGCCGCAAGAAAATCGCCCAGCAGATATATGCGAATGTAGCGGACGGCGCGGAAGAAATTACCGGCCTCGGATCCATGTGTTTCGGTTCGGCATCAATCCCTTACGGAGAGATCGCGGAAAATGATCTGGTCTCCGCCGACGAAACTAAGCCATGGAAGGCAGTCAATACCACAGGCGCCGCAAGTATCTCCGAAGCAGCGATTCGCACATTGAGATCCACTGCGAAGATCAGCGATGGTCCCGGCGGGAAACCGAGTATCGGCATGACCACTGAAGTCTTGTTCAATGTCGTAGCCGGAATTTTGTCCAACAAGCAGAGATTCACGCAGGACAGCGACACGGCAAAGGCCGGATTCACCAATCTACTTGTCGACGGACTTATCCTGGCTGCCGACGATTACTGCCCGGCGGGTTACTTGTTCCTGCTCAATCCCC